ACTTCACCGTGGTCGCTGATCTGCCGAAGCGGGTGGATTGGGATCAGGACCGGCTCGCCGACATGGTCGCTCGGATCGAGGATGCCGGGGACGATCCTGCCGAATATGTCGATCTCGCTTACAAGGTGCCGGAGCGCAAATACGCGGCCTGGCCCGAGGCCATCCGGCAGGGTTTCGAGCCCGCACGCACCGTCCGGCCCGGCACGTTGAAGGTCGAGATCCTCGCGCAGGGGGCCGACCAATGAGCCTCCCCATCATCACCGCTGACCAACGGCTGGCCGAGCCGCGCGGCATCAAGGGTTGCATTTTCGGCAAGTCCGGCATTGGGAAAACTTCCCTCCTGTGGACCCTCGATCCCGACTGCACGCTGTTCATAGATCTCGAAGCGGGCGATCTCGCCATCGAGGGCTGGGCGGGCGACAGCATCCGGCCACGCACATGGACGGAATGCCGAGACTTCGCGGTGTTCATCGGCGGGCCCAACCCGGCGCTGCGCGACGAGCAGCCCTATAGCCCGGCGCACTACGCCGCCGTTTGCGACCGCTTTGGCGATCCGACAGCACTGGACCGCTACGACACCATCTTCGTCGACTCGATCACCGTTGCCGGGCGGCTGTGTTTCGGCTGGTGCAAGGGCCAGCCCGAGGCGCTGTCGGAGAAGACCGGCAAGCCGGATGTGCGCGGGGCTTACGGGCTGCACGGCCGCGAAATGATCGGCTGGCTCACCCATTTGCAGCACACACGGGCCAAAAATGTCTGGTTCGTCGGGATCCTCGACGAGAAGCTCGACGACTTCAATCGCAAGGTGTTCCAGCCGCAGATCGATGGCTCCAAGACCGGGCTGGAGCTGCCGGGGATCGTCGATGAGGTGATCACCATGGCTGAGCTGAAATCCGATGGCGGCGATCCGTATCGCGCCTTCGTTTGCCAGACGATCAACCCTTGGGGCTTTCCGGCCAAGGATCGCTCCGGCCGCCTGGCCCAAGTCGAAGAACCCCATCTCGGCCGACTGATGGCGAAGATCCGGACGCCTGCAGCCCCGGCGACGGATCGGCTGACCTACGCCCCGCCGCCCGCCGATCCGGCCAGTGACGACCAATCCCAACCGCAATCCTGATCAGAAAAGGAGGTTCCCCATGGGTTCCTGGAACGATTTCAACGACGCGCAAAGCAACACCAATCTCATGCCCAAGGGCACGCTGGCCAAGGTGCGCCTGACGATCCGTCCCGGCGGCTTCGACGACGCCTCGCAGGGCTGGACCGGCGGCTATGCCACGCGCGGCTCGACCGGCGCCGTCTATCTCAACGGCGAGTTCACCGTGACCGAGGGTCCCTATGCCCGGCGCAAGATCTTCACCCTGATCGGGCTTCACAGCCCCAAGGGCCCGGACTGGGCCAACATGGGCCGCAGCCTGGTGCGCGGCATGTTGAACTCGGCGCGCGGGATATCCGACAAGGACATGTCGCCCGAGGCGCAGGCGGCGCGGCGCATCGGCGGCTTTGCCGATCTTGACGGGATCGAGTTCGTGGCCCGCATCGACATCGGCACCGATGCCAGCGGCGACGACAAAAACGAGATCCGCAACGCGGTGACGCCCGATCATCGCGATTACGCGCAGGTCATGGGCACGGCGCCCCTGCAGTTCAGCGGTAACGCCGGACCGGGGGCCACTCCGCAGCAGAGTGCTTCCGCAGCGCCTTCGACCAATCCGTCAGCAGCCAACCCCGGTGCCCCCGGGCGGCCGAGCTGGGCACAGTAAGGGGGGATCGGTCATGCGCCTTCGCCCCCGCCAGAAAACCTTTGTCGAGCGCAGTGTTGCTGCGCTTGGCCAACACGGCAACACGCTGGGCGTGGCACCCACCGGCGCGGGTAAAACCATCATGCTCTCGGCGGTCACCGGCGAGATGATTGGCGACGGTTCCAAGGCCTGTGTTTTAGCGCATCGCGACGAGCTCACGGCGCAGAACCGCGCCAAGTTTCAGCGCGTGGTTCCGGAGGTGTCGACATCTGTGATCGACGCGACAGAGAAATCCTGGGGCGGCGACGTCACCTTTGCCATGGTGCCCACACTGACGCGGGCGTCGAACCTGGCCGACATGCCGCGCCTCGATCTGCTGGTGATCGACGAGGCGCATCACGCGGTGGCGGCCAGCTACCGGCGGATCATCGACCGGGTGCGCGACGCCAATCCCGACGCCCGGGTGTTCGGGGTGACGGCAACGCCGACCCGCGGCGATCGCAAGGGACTGCGCGAGGTCTTCGACAATGTCGCCGACCAGGTGCGTCTGGGCGAGTTGATCGCCTCGGGCCATCTCGTGCCGCCCCGCACCTTCGTCATCGATGTTGGCGTGCAGGAGGAATTGAAATCGGTCCGCAAGACCAGCGCGGATTTCGACATGACCGAGGTGGCGGACATCATGGACCGCGCGCCGGTCACCGATGAGATGATACGCCACTGGCGTGAGAAAGCGGGGGATCGTCAAACCGTCGTCTTCTGTTCAACCGTCGCCCACGCGGACCATGTGACCGAGGCATTCCGTGCCGCGGGCATTTCGGCCGCGCTGATCCACGGCGATCTGGCGGCTGAGACCCGCAAGGCCATTCTCGCCGATTACGCGGCAGGCGTCATCCGCGTGATCGTCAACGTCGCCGTGCTGACGGAAGGCTGGGATCATCCGCCGACGTCCTGTGTCGTGCTACTTCGGCCCAGTTCCTACAAATCCACCATGATCCAGATGGTCGGGCGCGGGCTGCGCACGGTCGATCCGGAGGAGCACCCCGGCATCGTCAAGACCGACTGCGTGGTGCTGGATTTCGGGACGTCGAGCCTGATCCACGGCACGCTGGAACAGGATGTCGATCTGGATGGCAAGATCGGCACCGGTGAAGCCCCTACAAAATCCTGTCCGGCCTGCGCGGCAGAGATCCCGCTCGCCGCCACCGAATGCCCGCTCTGCGGCGAGGTCTTGCTGCAGGACGATGGCGAAATCGGCGCGGACGCAGCGCCGCTCTCGGGCTTTGTCATGACCGAGATCGACCTGCTGAAGCGGTCGAGCTTCGCATGGGTCGATCTCTTCGGCACGGACGACGCACTGATGGCCACGGGCTTTACGGCCTGGGGCGGCATCTTCTGGATGGAGGGCGTCTGGTACGCCATCGGCGGGGCCAAGGGCGAGCGACCACGCTTGTTGGGCGTCGGCGAACGCACCGTCTGCCTCGCGCAGGCCGACGACTGGCTGAACACCCACGAGAGCGATGAAAGTGCCTTCAAGACCAAGGCGTGGCTGCGCCAGCCACCGACGGACAAGCAGCTGAAATACCTGCCGCCCGAGTGTCGCCATGATTTTGGCCTGACGCGCTATCGCGCCTCGGCGCTCATGACCTTCGGCTTCAACAAGCGCGCCATCCAAGGGGTCGTAGATGCGGTGGCCGGTCCCGAACGGAGGGCGGCATGACCGATGAGACCACGAACCCCCATCACGGCCGAGGAGCGGCGGCGTCTCTGGCATCCGCGTGGAACGCTCTGTGCTGTCTGCCGGCAACCCACGCGTGGTTTTGGCTGGCGCGATCCGGTCCGGTCGATTCGGCCCCGGCCATCGGTCTGGTTCTGCTCGATGCCCTGCCAAGGCTTCTGGACGCGCTTGGCGCGGGAGCGGTTTGCTATGGTTGATCTGACCGAAGAAGAACGCGCCGCCGTCACCGCCACCATGAAACGCATCGCACTGCTGATGGACGAGATCGGCTGGCATACCGCCTTCGCCGATCTGACCGAGGCGCAGGTGCGCGCCCTGATCGAGGAGGCCGTCGAGGGCTTCCGCGAGGCCATGGCCGACATCGCCCGGGCCCAGACACCGGAGGTGCCGTTCTGATGCTGGATTTCAACCCGCGTCCCTCCATGGCCGAGCGGATCAACGAACTGATCGACGCCGCTCTCATTGCCGAGCGCGAGGCCACGCCGCCCAGGACCTATCTCGGCGCATCCCGCTTGGGTCATGCTTGCGAACGCGCGCTTCAGTTCGAGTTCGCCGGTGCGCCCAAGGATGAGGGTGCCGACTTCGGCGGGCAGACGCTGCGGATCTTCGCGATTGGTCATCAACTCGAGGATCTGGCGATCCGCTGGCTGCGCGCGGCCGGGATCGATCTGGTGACCCAAAAACGCGATGGCGGCCAGTTCGGCTTCTCCGTTGCGGGCGGTCGCATCCGGGGCCATGTCGACGGGATCATCGCCGATGCCCCGGCAACGCTTGGCATGCGCGCCCCGGCGCTCTGGGAGTGCAAGACCATGAACGCGAAGAACTGGCGCGCCTGCGTCAAGGACGGGGTCGCGGTCTCCAAGCCCGTCTATGCTGCCCAGATCGCGACCTACCAGGCCTACATGGAGCACTCGGTGCCGGGGATTTCGGCCGCACCGGCGCTGTTCACGGCGATCAACAAGGACACGGCCGAGCTGCATCACGAGCTCGTCCCCTTCGATGCAGCCTTGGCGCAGCGCATGTCCGACCGCGCGGTGCGGATCCTGCAGGCCACCGACGCAGGCGAGTTGCTGCCCCGCATCGCCGCCAATCGCGACTTCTTCGAGTGCCGGTTCTGCGCCCACGCCGAGCGGTGTTGGGGGCTGGCTGCGTGACCGACGACCCCACCGATCCATCAGATCCCGACCAGGACACACCCATGCGCGACGACACAACGCCAGATACGCTCACGGAAAACATCGTCCATTTCAATCCGTGGCGCGACTTCAACGATGCCGCCCCGCAAATCGACGTGTTCGGGGACGAGCCCGATCCCGAGCAGATCGCGCAATTCATGCAGGTCGTCTTCGGTTATTGCGACGGGCTGATCCCGGTCCGCAGTTTCATCGACAAGGGCCAGGGCATCGATGGCCGCCCGCATAACATCTGGCTCGAAGCTGACGCCGAGACGCCCGAAAAGATGGCGACCTTCGCCACATGGGCCTCGCGGGAGGGCGCAGCGGTCTATGTGATCCCCGGCACCGTGGCCGCGCCCGGTCAGGCCAAGGCCGCCGAGATCCTGCAGATGCAAACGGTCGTGGTCGACCTGGACACCGGCGACATTGCCGCCAAACGCGCCCACCTTGAACGCCATCTTGGCGCACCGACCATGGTGGTGGAGAGCGGTGGCGTGACGCCGGAAGGTCAGCGGAAAGCGCACGTCTGGTGGGCGCTGACCGAGCCTGCCGAGGGCGATGATATTCGCCGCGTCTGCCGTCTGCGCGGTGACATTGCCGCGAAGGTCGGTGGTGATATGCATTTCCGCTCCGCGCATCAGCCGATCCGGGTGGCGGGTTCGGTCTATTACAAGAACAGCCTGAAGACGCAGGTGCGGATTGTCGAATTGAACGCCGACCGCGAGCGCGATCTGGCCGAATTCATCGAGGCTGTGACCGACATGCCACCTGCGCCGGGCGTATCCCTGCAGCCCGAATTCACCCACCCCGACAAACCTGCCATGGACGATGTGCTGGTGACCCCGGTGCGCG